CCAATGTTCTCATTTTTAAACTTGACAAATCAAATGCAAAAGTGGTTTCTTCTGAGCAGCTCGGACATGTTGTATCAATACTATAGTCTTTTCCATATCCGCTGACTCTTAGTGCAATCATAATTGCATTTTTATCACCAGCTATAAGATCATCTACATTAACGGATTTATCCATCAAACAATTCTGAATCACTAAGTCAATAGCTTTTCCGCTTCTAATTAAAGATCGTGATGTTAATATATCTTCTTCTGAAGCGGTCATCTGCCTTACTTCTACATCTTCTGCATTGTGTAAACTAGAATTTGGAGGGTATACTTTACCCTTCGAAGGTAGTTTCACAAAATCTCTAGGTACGACAAATCCAGCTTGAGCATCTCTCTTATTACCTTCTTCAAGTGCAACTTGTCTTGCCAAATCTTCACTTGAAACGCTAGGTTCAACGCTCATTTTTACTGGACGTGCTTCACCTTTAGTTTCTTCTGCCATATTTCTCGCCCTCTAAAAGTGTTTTTTACATTCTTATAATTATAATCAAGATACTACAAAGATTAAAATTTTAATATGCAATTGTCCATTCTTATTGTTATTTCAATTTCTGTTGGTTCTGCAGCATCATGACTCAAGTCGCCAAATGTTGCTCCCTGAACCCAAGATCCTTGGATTTCCCAATCTTCAACCACTGCCCCAACTGGGTCTAATGATTTTAGATTAAAATCTTTCTTGTAGAATGCTGCATAACCAGCTCTACCCGAAATAAATTCATGCGAAAGTCTAATCCACTCCATTACTTTCTGCGAAGCCGAAGGAGCAATTGGATCATACAATCCTAATGTTATTTCACCCCAAGAAGGCTTACCAGCAAGGTATCTTCTTGAGTTCATATAATGAATTTCAATTGGGTCCATTGTATAGCTTGGTTTAGAAGCGGATCTTGCTATAAATGTAGGAATAGTGTCATCGTCGAACTGAAATAGCCATCTATTCTGACGTTTTGGTTCATACGCGTCCGTCAACATTTCATTGACGGGAAGAAGATCTTCTGCCATTATGTGTCTCCGTTAATTGTACTTAAATTTCAAAATAAATATCAACATACTCTCATTTTATGTAGATAAAAAACCATGCCATTTAAAAAAAATAAATGGCACTTAGAGGGCGTTCTTGTGAGCTATTTATTCTCTTATTCAGAGAAGACCGCTCCTGTTCTTGTTACACTGAAGTCAAGAATTATGATTTCAGCCGCTGTTGTTGGTTTCAAGAAGATCTTACCCTTAACTATATTTCTATCGATCAAGTCAGGAGTTGTTGTTGTTCCATCCAATACAGCCCTGAATTCCTGCAATCCTTGAGCAGCTTGGACTGTTCCAAGATATGAATTAACTCTACTCAAAAGGTTAGCTCTCATTGTGACTGAATTTGGTTCGAATACAAATGATCTTGAGAATCCAGCAATTGTCTTTCTTACTTCAATAAGCATTCTTCTTACATTAACTCTATCGAGCAATGATGCTTTCTTTTGAAGTGTTTTTTGTCCCCAGATTGCTACACCCATTCCTGGGAATGTTGCAATTGGATTAACATTAGCATTATAAAGATCGTCTCTCTGTGTTTGAGTCAATCTTCTTCTTGCTTCCAATACACTTTCTAATCCACCACGAGTGAATCCAGCAGGAGCGAACCATGCTTGACCAACTCTGTCATTGAATGCGTAAGCACCCATAACTTCTACAGATGGTGGAACCCAAAGTAGTCTATCATTATCAGCATCATTGATTCTGATCCATGGGAAGTAAGTAGCACCATAGTTAGTATCATACTTTTTAGCTTCCGTAATAGCATTAGAAACTGTAAGAGCCAAAGCGTTAGCCGTAGCTGTTCCATTTGAAAGATCAACAATACCGAATGCATCTCCTCTTGATTCAATCATGTCAAGCATCATTTGTGGAATATTTCCACCTGTGGATGTTGAGTGAGCACCAGGAGCTGCAATCAAATTAAAGTCAATTTCATCAGAATTGCCGAGTGTCTTAATAGCAATGTTATAATCTGCTGAAAGTGTTCCATCATTAATATCAACTCGTTTATCAGATCTAGGATCCAAACCATCAAACCCTCTAAACATAGGCACAGTATATCTAATCTTGTTATTAGATGTAAAGTTACCAGAGTTTGATCCAATCATGTCGATATTTGTTAAACCTGCTGCAATTGATCCTGATCCAGAAAGGTCTCCACTTACTGCGAAGTAAATTTGACCAGTTTGTCCAGAAGTACTTCCTGAAGCATATGTAACTGATGTTTTGAGAGTATCATATACTCCACCTGATCCGGCACCAAAGTTGATACCCAAGAATATATTAGGATCTGTATCACTAATTGAATTCAATTGGTTAGCAATAACTGGAGGTTCAGGAACATTAGCAAGAGGAGGAACTATTTTTGTGAATCCTCTATAACCAGAAGGTCTAGCCGAATCGGGAAAACCATCATACACCTCAACTCTAATGTAGTTAGATCTGTTTTGATATTCACCGTCAAATAGAATTTCAGGAGGTGTTGTTCCTAAACTATAAGATGGGTATCTATCACCAATTACTCTTCCAATAAACTGCTTAGAAGCTCTATCCATAACTAGATTTTGGAATGTTTCCAAAACATTAGGAAGATCATCAGTATCATTTGCCGATCTTACTAGCAATGTGAATGCTGGAGCTGAAGTTGTTGAAGTATCTACCTGAGTGATAGATATTTTAATATCTGTGTTGGCAGCATCACCATCTGATCGAGTATAAACTCTGAATAGATCATGAACTGTGCCATTGAAGTTTTGTGAAATTATAGCTGGTGTTCTACCTGGCGCAAATCCACCTGTAACTTGTGTTGAATCAGCTGTACAAGTTACAAAGCCTCCATTAGCTGTTAAGTTTCCTGCAGCGTCAGCCGATACTGTTCCTAAGATAGATCCTACTGCGTGATCAAATACTGCGTCAACATATAAAGCAGTCAAAGAATCGCCGTTTCTAGTTTCCCGTGGTGATGTTCCAAGAACTTTCTTGACATAATTTGAACTTGATTCTGTCAATGAAAGGTTTGTAGCAGTAACACCTTTACCTACAATCGAAATTGCAAAGTTTGTTGGTGTTCCACTCAATTGTACTTCTTCTACATCTCCTCTTAATCTTAATATTCCACCCACCATATTAGAAGCCGACAATGCAGCTGTTGCGGTAGTGTTAGCAATTGGAAATGACAGCATTACTGCTGTTCCAATACTCGCTGTTGCACGACCCAGCACTCTGACTACATTGAGAGTTCCTGCATTTTTTAAATATGACTTTGCAGCATATGGCGTGTAAAGATCAGGGTCTAAACCACCAAAAATTTCTCTGTATTCGCCAAAGTTTCCAACTTCAACTGGCAAATATGCAGGCCCTTTCTTAGTCAATCCTACAAGAGCTGCTCCAATAGCTCCAGCGCCTGCTGGAACAAAGGATTCATCGATCTCTTTGGTATAAGCACCTGGTGATACAAATACTTGTGCCATTAAAAAATCTCCCAAAAATATACGTTATTTCTATTTAGTTTACAAAGCTTGCTATTAATCGGTTATGTATGAAACTCACAAGCCATTTGGTATAAATATAAACGACTTAGCCCAAAAACAAAAAAGAGCACACGTCAAGTGTACTCTTCTTAATAATCTATTAATATTTTTGTTTAGAGATCTACTTCTTCAACTTCAACTTCTTCAGCATTATCAGCTAACTCTTGCGATACAACTTCTAAATCAGGATCAGCAGTTGGTTCAATATCATCTATATCATCAGGTTGTGATGGAACTTCACTCTCTTCTAGCTGTTGTTTTTTGTCTTCACCCAACAATTGTCTAGTCAATGTTAAAGCACCTAAATTCTGATCTAACTGTCTTTGAAGCTCTTCTACTAAATCATTTGTTTTCTTGAGTCTCAACTCTAAATTCAAAGCTGTTTGATTGAGACCATCTCTTGTTGCTTCTAAATCTTTATGTGATACGTCTGGCATTATACGCCCTCCTTTCTGACATAAATATCACCCATTACTAAAATATCTATGTTTGATTTTTTAAATGTTTTCACTGCATCTGAAGGTGTTTCTACTATTGGTTCTCCATCGATATTAAAAGATGTGTTTAAAAGCATTGGAATGTCTGTTTTTTCGAAAAACATCTTTAACAGCACGTATAATGTTCTATTATCTGATTCACACACAGTCTGTATGCGTGCTGTTCCATCTTCATGAACTATGCCAGGAGCTTTTTCTTTACACATTTCTGTTGCTTTAGCTGAAAATAACATATATGGAGATGATCTTTTCATGTCGAACCATTTAGCTGCTTCTTCATCTATGATTACAGGAGCATATGGTCTCCACCATTCTCTATGCTTTATTTTTTCATTGATATATTTTTTAACATCTGGCATTGCAGGGTTTGCCAATATAGATCTAAATCCTAATGCTCTAGGACCAAACTCTGATCCATTTTGAAACCATCCTACTATTTTATTATCTGCCAAGTCTTGTGCTACCTTTGGAAGTACTTTTCTTATACCTGCTTTGCTATTGATTTCTAGTTTCACTTAATTGCCTCTAACATATCTTCTTTAGAATATATTTTTCCCAACGATCCCAAGTTGAATGGTAGCTCGATAGAAAGCTTGCTATTGAGATCCCTCTCATGCCACTGAACACAATGAATAGCAGCACCAAAGCAGAGCCCGGAATCATTAGCAGCAGGGAATACGAAAATTTCCTTAAAAATCTTTTCATCAAGTAATGCTTTATTCGCGAGAACATTTAGAGCACATCCTCCAGCTAAACAGAGATTTTCCTGAATGACATTAAAAGCATTTAAACCTCTGAAATAATCTATTAATGCGTGAGTAAATTGATGTTGCAACCAGGCAGCTAAATCAGCCGGTTCATATTTCTGCATTTTTTCAAGCGCGGGTAGTTCATTTTGATATATAGAAGGGAAATAGTAACTTTCATCTTTATACTCTCTTATTGTCCTTTTAAATAGTGAAGGTAACTTAACATTGTTTTTATTTCCATAAGCTGATAATCCCATTATTTTACCAGGAGCTACTTCAGAAAATATATAAGGATTAGTTATTTTTTCTGCTTTTTCCGGTTCAATCATCTGATAGATGTTTTTAGACATGTAGTTATAAGTCTCTCCTAATGGAAATTCATTTTTTTTATTAACTCCATTTATGAAGTGTTTAAAAACTACAATACCTGTACAATTTTTCTTTTGCCCAACTCCATAGAAGCCTGTTTCTGATAACATTAATCCCTGATGCTGTGTATCAAATGCATTCCCTGCACCATCAAATGTTAGTATCGAAGCCGATTCAAAGGGAGAAGTCCAAAATACTGCTGAAGCGTGTGCTAAATGATGATCTACAAATCTTATTTCAGCATTTGGAAATTCTCTTTGGAGTATTTTCTTTATATTATCTTCTCTAAACAGACTGTGAATGCTTCTAGTATAGCCTACTACATCAATATCATTTTTCTTTAATTTGCCTTCTTTTAGTACATAACTAATGGACAAGGTTGGATATGTACCATCATGTTTTACTCGAGATAATCTTTCTTCACTTATTGTGCAAATATGCTTTGCGTCTTTGAATAAAGAGGCTCCAGCACTATGCAGCCATGCATCACGGTGGTCCCAGCCTACGCAGCCATACAACCCTATTATATTCTTCAATTGTTTTTCCTGTAATATAAAATCATAGTCACAATTATAAATAAACATGTTCCACTAACAGCATAATTTATAATGTATAAGAGAGGAATTTCATCAGCTAAAGCAGAACCAAACAACATAGCATATCCTAGCAAAACAAGTAACCAGCCCCATATAGAAACATCATCAGATCTTTTACGATGGAACATTCTTATCATATGAGGGAAATTGCTACTAAATAAGAGTAATAATCCTATAAAACCGTAAATTTCAACGAATGTCATGCAGCCTCTTCGCAATATTTCTTTATAGTAATGTATTTTATGTTCTCAACTTCTTTCGTTTCAAATGAAATACCTTCACCCAATCTATCAGGTTGCATTTCATACTCTTTTATTTTCAGTTCGTCAAATGTATCTAATATATTCTTGAGTTTGTACCAGCTTATGGTAATCTCACAATCTTCACACATATTTACTTCTCCACTAAATAGTACTTATCTCCTGCAGTGAATGCTACAACATCTATCTTAGTTTTCTTGAAGCAATTCAAGGCGTCTTCTGGAGTTTCTACTATAGGTTCACCTTGGACATTGAATGATGTGTTGATTAGAACTGATTTTTTTGTTTGCTTATACAATTCAGTCAATATACCAAATAT